CGCCGAAAGCTTTCGCAAGGTCGCCGATGTGTTGGACCAGACCATGGAAGCCATCATCGCGGCCTATAAGGCCAAGGCGCCTGACATCGACGAGCCCGAGTTGCGCCGCTTGGTGGCGGCCGAAACCTGGTTGACGGCAAACGAAGCGGTGGCGTTGGGTTTGGCCGATGAGATCGGCGACGGCGTCAAGGTCAAAGCGTGCTTGGGGCAAGGCGCCGTGCTGCAGCGATTCCAGCATGCCCCGGCCGCACTGCTGGCTCAACTGGATGAACCGACCGATCCGGAACCCGAACCCACACCGGAGCCTGCGCCGCCGATCCCGGATGACCCGCTGGCGCCGGCGTCCAATGCTGCGCAACTGGCGGTGCTGATCAGCCAGCGTTGCACGGCGGCGGGCATCAGCAACCTGATCGAGCCGCTGCTCACTGTCACCAAACTGGAAAACGAATCGGCGGTGCAGGCGGCGTTGACCCAGGCCAAGGCCATCAACGACTTGTGCGTCGCCGCACGGCTGCCGGAGTTCAGTGCCGAGTATGTTTCGGCCGGCCTGGATACCTCGGCGGTGCGTGCCCGGCTCTTCGACAAACTGGTGGGCAGCGGCAAAGGCTTCGAGATCGACAACAGCCTTCCGCTGGCCGATGACCCTCCGCCGAAAGTGCAAGCCAAGCAAATCGACCAGCCCTCAATCTGGTCTGCACGCCAAGCGGCGCAGACCGGCAAACGAACCTCGCTTACTGGAGTTACTGCATGAACATTCAACGTGAACCGATGCACGCCGGCGAATTCCTCCTGTCCGAGGGCGCTGGAACCATTTCCCGCGAAGCAATCAACGTCGCCGCCGGCCCGGCGCTGGAGCCTGGTCAGATCCTGGGTCTGGTCACCGCCACCGGCGAATTCGCTCCGTACAACCCGACCGCAGAAGACGGCAGCGAGAATGCGCAGGCGATTCTCTTCGGCCCGCTGAGCACTTCCGACATTGTCCGTCGCGGGCGCGCTGTGGTGCGTCTGGCCGAGGTCAGCGAAGCACACTTGACCGGTCTGGATCTGGCCGCCGAGAAAGCGCTGGCTGCCCATAACGTGATCGTCCGTTAAAGCGATCGCCTTCAAATTTTCAGCCCGCCCTGTGCGGGTTTTTTGTTTTCTGGAGACTGCTTCATGGCTGACATTCAAATCTTCAACGACGAGGCATTCTCGGTGTCCTCGTTGACCGCTGCCATCAACGAACAGGAATACGTTCCCGGGCGCATTGGCAGCCTGGGTCTGTTCCAAGAGGAGGGCATCACCACCCTGACGGTACAGATCGAGAAAGACGGTGACACCCTCGCCCTGGTACCGGCCGGTGAGCGCGGCACCTCCGGTCTGGTGGTTTCCGGCAGCAAGCGCAACCTGATCCCGTTCAACACCGTGCATTTGCCTGAGCGCTTCACCATCAAGGCTGACGAGATCCAGGGTATTCGCGCCTTCGGTTCGCGCTCGGAGTTGCAGTCTGTGCAGGACGTGGTCAACAAACGTCTGGCCAAGGCGCGCCGCCAGCTGGACGTCACCCATGAGTTCCAGCGGTTGGGCGCGCTGAACGGCAAGATCTACGACGCTGACGGCAAAACCGTATTGCTCGATCTTTATGACCGTTTCGGCGTGAAACGAAAAAGTTTGTCGATGGGCTTTGGTGGCTCTGACGAAGACTTTCGTATCAAGTGTGGTGATGCACTGGATTTGCAGGAAGACGCTTTGGGGAGCGTTACCCGTAGTGGGTCGCGCGCGTTCTGTGGCAAGAACTTCTGGAACGCCATGCTGAAACTCAAGGAGGTGAAAGACACCTACCTCAATACGCAGCAAGCGGCCTCGTTGCGCGGAGACGCGCGTGAAAGCTTCGATTACGGCGGCATCACCTGGGAGCGGTACCGCGGCAAGATCGCCGGTGTCACTTTCGTGCACGACGACAAAGCGCTGCTGATTCCCGAAGGTGTTCCAGATCTCTACATCTCGGTGGTTGCTCCTGCCGTCTACATGGAAACGGTCAACACCGAAGGCGTGCCTTACTACAGCAAGATCGAACCCTTGCCGTTCAACAAAGGCATGGCCGGTGAAGCGCAGTCCAACCCACTGCACATGTGCACCCGGCCGCTGGCGCAGATCCTGTTGGAAATGTAGTCATGGGCATTCGCGAGCTGATGGCCGATGTCGACGACATCGTCTTTGAAACCTTGGGCGACCGTGCCCGGATCGAAGGGCGTAGTGAATTGGTACTCGGTATGTTCTCGGCGCCTTGGTTGCAACCGCGAATCGGGCGGATGAACACCGCCATTCGTGAGCCGCGCTTCGAGGTCCGCGCTGCTGACGCCGATGGTTTGAGCAAGGGGCTGCTGGTAAGCGTTGACGTACCGGAGCTCGACGGTGGCGGGGACTACGATCTGCTGCAACTTGAACCCACCGGTGATGGCCTGGTCGCCTTGATCCTGAGGAAACGACCATGAGTGTCGGCAGCTACATCAAACCGTCGGCTGGCGGCGGGATGATCTCGTTGCAGACATCGGCAGCAGACCTGAAAGCCTTTCAGGACTTTGCCGCCGTAGTGCCAAAAGCAGCGGCTAACGCCCAGCGCCGAGCCATCAACAAAACCCTGCGCTGGCTTGCCACACAAATTGCCCGCGCCGTCGGCCGGCAGGAACGCATTGCGGTCGCTGCTGTTCGGCAGCGGCTGCGGGCCTACCCGGTCAGCGGTGGAGCGAACAGCGGCAAATTGTGGTTCGGTCTCAACGCCATGGAGGCCAGCCGCATCGGCCGGCCTCGGCAGAGTCGCTCCGGTGTCTCGGTGGCAGGCCGGCGCTTTCAGGGTGCGTTCTTCAAGAAGGTCTACGGCAACAGAGCAGACGTCTGGATTCGTACCGGCAGCAAGCACTTCAGGGCGAGCGATTATCCCGACAGCGATGTCAGCGGTGCGGTCGGGGCGAGTTCGGGCTGGATCGCCGAGCACGACAACCGCTTCCCGCTGGCCAAGGCCAAGGTGTCGCTGGAGCAGGCCCGCCCGCACTTCGATAGCTGGGTACGCAAGGCTGACGAACACCTGGTGCATGTGCTGCAGCAGGAACTCAATTTCGAAGTGCAGAAGCACTTGAAGGGGAAATGACGTGACGGATCAAGTCGACGAGCCGTTCAGTCTTGAGCAGCTGTATCGCGCCATCGAGCAGCGCATTCAGCAACACTTTCCGTACCTGCAGACGGTGTGCATGTGGCCGGATGATTTGGATCGCTTACCGCTGCCTGCGGTGCTGATCGAATTGGCCGAGATGGAGCCGGGTCTCGATCCGGGAACTGGTGAAACGGGCTTGGTCTGCAAGTTCGAGGCGCGGGTGATCACCGATCCCATCCAGTCGGATGGTCATCAACAAGCGGTGTTCCTGGCGGGCCATCTTGCCGCGTTGCTGCGCATGCAGTGCTGGGGCGTTGAGGCCGAGCCGGCCGAGTTCGTGCAGGCCATGCAGGATTGGACCAAACCCGAACTGGACGGCTACACCGTCTGGGTCGTGGAGTGGACGCAGCAGATCTACCTCGGTGATGCCGAATGGCCTTGGCCGGATCAGCCGCCGGGCACCTTGGTGTTGAATATTGACCCAGGCGACGGCCCGTTCCGTCCGGAGGACGTGCAATGAGTTCAGGTTACGTCGCGGCTCAGCACGACCGCATGCTCGCCGGCCTGGTCAAGGATTGCTACGTGGTGGCGGTGGATCTCGCCGCGTCACCCCCGGTGTGCCGAGTCTCGGACGGAGAGTGGGTCAGCGGCTGGGTGCGCTGGCACAGCGTTGCAGCTGGCAAGGCGCGGCACTGGCGGGCACCGAGCATCAACGAGCAGGGCACTTTGATCAGTGCCAGCGGCGATTTAGCACAGGGCACGTTCATTCCTGGTCTTTACGGCAATGGTGGCCCGCCACCGGACAACCGCGACCACGTCGAGGTCTGGCGTTTCGATGATGGAGGCTCACTGGTCTACGACTGGCAGGCCAACAGTTACACCATCACTCTGCCGAGCGGTACGGTCACCATCAAGGTCGGTTCAACACTGGCCGAAGTCACCGACAACGCTGTCAGCGTGAAGTCGGGAACGATCGATCTGGAGGGCGCCGTGAACATCAAAGGGGCGGTCAACATCGACGGCCAGCTGCACGCGACACAGAGCATCACCAGCGATGCCGACATTCTGGCCGCCGGCCAAAGTGACAACCACCACAAGCACTAACTCATCACTCATTCAGCCCGCCGCGAGCGGGCTTTTTCATGCCTGGAGAAACCATGGCCAAACATCAAGATGATTCGAATGCGCCTGAGTCCGTACCGATCAGCACCGTGCAGGCGAACTCGACCGTGACCTTTCGCGACACGCTCTACACCTCGCGCACGGTCGTCCTGCCTGACGGCCGCACCCTGGCTGTAGCGAAAGCCCAGGTATCGGTTGATGCCGCCGACGATGTGGCGCTGAAGTGTCTCAAAGCCAACGCCGAGTTCGAGCAGCTCAAGGAGTAAACCCGATGATCGGAATGGATCGCCACACCGGGCAACCCATCTCCGGCATCGAGCATTTACGTCAGTCGGTGGCGGACATCCTCGGCACGCCGCTGCTGAGCCGCCGCGAGCGTCCGGAGTACGGCAGCAAGCTGCGGCGCATGGTCGACCTACCCATCAACGAAGGCTGGAAAAGCGCCGCTCAAGCGGAAGCGGCCCGGGCGCTGCGCCAGTGGGAACCGCGACTGAAGCTTGAGCGCGTCGTCGCCATCTCGGTGTTGGGCGGGAAAATCAATTTCAGAATCAGTGGCGAGTATCTCGGTGAGCGCGGCACGTTGGAGGTGTGGGTATGAGTACGCTGGTGGATCTGACGGAGCTGCCCGCACCTGACGTGCTGGAGCCGCTGGACTTCGAAGAAGTGTACGGCGAAGCGTTGAACGTGTTTCGCAGTTACATGGGCGACAACTGGACAGCGGCGCTGGAGAGCGATCCGGTGACCAAGCTGCTGGAAGTCGGCAGTTACATCAAACTCGGCAACCGGGCGCGGGTCAACGATGCGGCCAAGGCACAGTTGCTGGCCTATGCCATCGGCGCCGATCTGGAGCAACTCGCCGCCAACGTCAATCTCAAGCGCCTGGTGATTCAGGCGGCGGATCCGCAGGCGGTGCCGCCGATTGAGGCGGTGCTGGAATCCTACGATGCCCTGCGTGAGCGGGTGCAGATGGCCTACGAAGGATTGACCACAGCGGGGCCACGCAACAGCTACATCCTGCATGCCCGTAACGCCTCGGCACTGGTCGCCGATGCAACGGCTGAAAGCCCGGCGCCGGCCTGTGTCGACGTGACAGTGCTGGGCCTGGAAGGGGACGGCGCAGTCGGGCCGGAGCTGCTGGCCTTGGTCGCCAAGGCTGTGAATGACGACGATGTGCGCCCGGTCGGTGATCGGGTCACGGTACGCGGCGCCGAGATCGTGCGGTACCGGATCGATGCGGTGCTGCACATGAAAGGTACCGGCCCGGAAAACGACGCCGCGCTCGCCGAGGCGATCAAGCGCCTTGAGGCCTGGATCAATCCACGCCGTCGCTTGGGCGTCGAGGTGGCCCGCTCGGGTGTCGACGCGCAGTTACACGTCGCCGGTGTGGCCCGCGTTGAACTCAAGGACTGGCAGGATCTGAAACCCACCAAGGCGCAGGCGGCGTACTGCACCGGTTTCACCGTCGTGTTGGGAGGCTGATATGCGCAGCCTTTTACCGCTTAACAGCACTCCCCTGGAACGGGGTATCGAAGCGACATTTGCCGAGACCACGCTGATTCCATTGCGCGCGCTGTACAACCCCGACACCTGTCCGGTTCATCTGCTACCCCATCTGGCGTGGGCCTGGTCCGTCGACCGCTGGGATCCGGAGTGGCCGGGAGCGGTCAAGCGCGCCGCAATCAAGGCCTCGTTCTACATCCACAAGCACAAGGGCACCATCGGCGCACTGCGCCGGGTAGTCGAACCGCTGGGCTATCTGATCGAGATCTCGGAATGGTGGCAGACCATCCCGGAAGGCGTGCCGGGCACCTTCGCGCTGAAGGTCGGCGTGCTGGACACCGGCATCACCGAAGAGATGTACCTCGAACTTGAACGCCTGATCGACGACGCCAAACCCGTCAGCCGAAAACTGACCGGACTCGACATCACACTTGAAACTCACTTGGACGCCTATGTCGGTTTTGCCGTTTACGACGGTGATGAAATCGACGTTTACCCATGGAGCAACCCGGACATGGACGTAATGGTTCAGGGGAACCATGGCGTCAGCGAATACACCCTCGACGAATTGGACGTATATCCCCATGGTTGATAAAAACTCTATTTTCGGCGGCATGCTCACCACGCAGGGTGCCGCCAAGAAAACCAACTGCGACGCGCTGGGCATCCCTTGGGAACCGCGCTACATGCTGATCGGTGATGCAAATGGCACCGACCCCGTACCCAGCGCCTCGCAAACCAAACTGGTAAATCAGGTTTACCGGGCGCAGCTCAATCAGTTGCGTGTGTCTCCCACCGATTCCAATATCCTGATTGCCGAGCTGGTGCTACCGCCGGACGTGGGTGGCTGGTGGATTCGCGAACTTGCGCTGGAAGACAAGGACGGTGTTTTCTGCGCTGTGGCGAACGCGGCACCCAGCTACAAGCCGCTTCTCGCCCAAGGCTCTGGTCGCAACCAAGTGGTGCGGATGCACATCATCACCAGCGGCACATCGAACATTCAGTTGAAGATCGACCCATCGGTGGTGCTGGCCACTCGTGGATATGTGGACGATTTGATCAACGGCTTGCTGCCGGCGAATAAGGCGGCCGGGACGTACACCAAGGTCACCGTGAATGATCGCGGCGTGTTCATGTCCGGGTCCAATCCAACAACCTTGGCCGGGTTTGGCATCAAGGACACCTATACCAAGACTGAAATCGAGTCGATGATCGCGCAGGCTTCGGCCTTACCGGTCGGCGCTACGGTTGCTTTTCCTTTGGACAAGGTCGCGCCCGGCTTTCTTGAGCTGAACGGGAGCGTCAAGAGCATCGCCGTCTATCCAGATCTGGCGGCCTATCTCGGTACGGCGTTCAACAAGGGCGACGAGGGCGTGGGCAATTTTCGTTTGCCGGAATCGCGTGCCGAATTTCTGCGCGGCTGGGATCATGGGCGCGGTGTTGATGCTGGCCGAGCAATTGGCAGTGCGCAAATTGGTAGCTTTCTTCCGGGCGATAACAACGTCGCCGACGAAGTAATTTATATCCATGACTCGTCTGACAAGGCTGGACTCGGTTGGGATGTTTTTACCGGGGCACCGGCAGCCGCTACTGTCAGATACACGGCAACACAGTCTGGATCTGCCCCGCTCACAGTCGTTCCTAACACCACTCACGGTGGTGCCGCTAGGCCGCGCAACTTGGCGGTGATGTGGTGTGTCAAGGCCTGGAACGCGCCCATCAATCAGGGAAACATCGACATCGCCGCGCTCGCGGCCTTGGCGACCCAGGCTACCGAAGTCAAGCTAGGTACTGCGAAGATCGCAACACAGGCTCTGACAGATGCCGGGGTCGATGACGCCACCATCGTTACTCCGAAAAAACTACGTTTCGGCTTCCAGATCGGTTTGGGCACCAACGGCTATATCGCATTTCCGAGCTGGCTTGGCGGACTGATTCTTCAGTGGGGATCAACGGTGCTGATCAACAGTGCATCGTCGGTTTCTGTGCCGATGCCCCTCGAATTCCCCAATGCGATTCTGAATGCCTTTGTCTCGGTAAACGGCTCGGGAAACTTTACGGCAGCTTTGTGCGGTGCTGTGAGCGCGACCAGCAAAACGGCCATTACTGTTTATCACTTTTCCGGTGGCGGCGGTGCGGCCAACTACCGCTGGCTCGCAGTCGGGAGATAAGAAATGGCGTCAGGAAAAATGTACTACTCGAAAACCACGGGCTGCTGCTATCTGCAGGGTATGCATGATGGGCAGATCCCCGAAGACGCGGTACCTATCAGCAAGGAGCGCTATCAGGCTGTCATCGCAGAGCCTGTGCCGGGGATGGTACGCGATCATGATGCTGAGGGACTGCCAATTCTGGTCGTTCCGCAAACTTCGCCCGACGAGCTTATGCGGGATGAACGTGCGTGGCGTGATGCGGAAATCGAGCGGGTGAAATGGCTGCGTGAGCGTCATCGAGATGAGCAGGAAGTCGGCGAGCCAACCACGCTGACCGCTGACCAGTTCAGCGAACTTTTGGCTTATGTGAAGAGCCTGCGTGATTGGCCGCAGTCCCCCGATTTTCCCTCGGCCGAGTATCGACCCGTGGCACCTGAGTGGGTGGTCAACCAATCCCAATAAACGCCCCGCACTGCCGGGGCGTTTTACATTACGTTTCGAGTAACACGAACACACCTCACAGCCTCGCTTATGCGGGGCTTTTTCGTTTCTGGAGAACGAGCCTTATGAGTTTCTTTCACGGCGTCACGACCACGGCGGTCGATACCGGCGCACGCACTATCTCGCTGCCGTCCTCGTCGATCATCGGCTTGTGCGACACCCTCAGTCCCGGGCTGCTCGGTGGCGGTACCGCCAAGGCCGGCGAACTCAAACTGATCACCACTGAGCGCGAAGCCATTGCCGCGTTCGGCGCCGAGTCGGCGATCACCAAAGCCTGCCAGGCGATCTACGCCAAGGCCAAGGCGGTGATCGTCGCCATCGGTGTGCCAAAGATGGACGACCCGGCGCTGCAGACCTCGGCCATCATCGGCGGCGTTTTGGAGTCCGGTCAGCGTACCGGCCTGCAGGCGCTGCTTGATGGCAAAAGCCTGTTCAACGCCCAGCCGCGATTGCTGATCGCGCCCGGTCATTCGGCCACGCAAGCGGTGGCCACAGAGATGGATAGCTTGGCGCAGAAGCTGCGGGCCATCGGCATCATCGACGGGCCATGCACCACGGATGAGGCCGCGATGGCCTACGCGAAAAACTTCGGCAGTCGCAACCTGTTCATGGTCGACCCGGGCGTGCAGTACTGGGATACCGGTGAAAGCAAGACGGTCGATGCGCCTGGTTCTGCATGGACGGCGGGCCTGTTTGCCTGGACGGATGCCACCTACGGTTTCTGGGCCTCGCCGTCGAACAAGGAACTCACTGGCATCACCGGGACCACTCGCGCCGTCGAGTACCTGGATGGCGATGAAACCTGCCGGGCCAACCTGCTCAACAACGCGAACATCACCACGATCATTCGCGACGATGGATACCGCCTCTGGGGTAACCGCACGCTGTCCAGCGATCCGAAATGGGCGTTCGTCACCCGCGTGCGCACGCTGTTCATTCTCATGGACGCGGTGCAGGCCGGCCACAAATGGGCGGTCGACCGCTCGATCACCAAGACCTACGTCAAGGACGTTACCGACGGTCTGGAGGCTTTCATGCGCGACCTGAAAAATCAGGGCGCGGTGATCAACTTCGAGGTGTACGCCGACCAGGAGTTGAACACGGCCAGCCAGATCGAGCAGGGCAAGGTGTATTGGCGGATCCGCTTCACCGACGTGCCGCCAGCCGAGAACCCGAATTTCCTCTTCGAAGTCACCAACGAGTGGATGACCGAAGTGCTTGAAGCCGCCTAAGGAGGCCACCTGATGATTCCTGAAGTTCTTTCCAACTGCGCCGGGTTTATCGACGGTGTGAGTTTTGCCGGCGAGATGCCGAGCCTGACCTTGCCCAAGGTTGTGCTGAAAACCGAAACCTACCGGGGCGGCGGCATGGCCGGCGAGATCGAGATCCCGACCGGTGTCGAGAAACTTGAAGCTGGATTCACCACTAATGGTGTGCGCCGTGAGGCGCTGAAATGGTTCGGCCTGTCCGACCGCACTGCCTGCACGGCGGTGTTTCGTGCCTCGTTCAAAGGCCTTAAGGGCAAGGTGACTCCGGTCATCGTGACCATGCGCGGCGGCCTCAAAGAGGTCGACATGGGCGACTGGAAGGCCGGTGAAAAAGCCGAGAGTAAACACAACATGGCGTTGACCTACTACAAGCTCGAAGTCGGAGGCCGGTTGATCTACGAGATCGACATGGTCGGCATGGTGCTGGTGGTCGACGGCGTTGATCAACTGGCAGAAGAACGCTCGGCCCTGGGCCTTTAAGGACATACGCAATGACTCAAGCAATTCAAG